TCTTTTAAAAAATCTTTCCAAGCATTCAACCTTTTATTCTTTAACCATTCTTCATTATCAATTATTTGTTGATTAATGGATTTATACCTATTTAGATGTTGTTGTGCTAAATCAAATTCTTCATTATTAATTGCTTCTTCAACTTTTACTTTTTCTCTTTTCGCTTCCAATCTTAATCTATCATTTCTAATTTCAATTGCTAATGTATCATCACCAATTTCATCCATAGCAGTATGATATTGTTCCGCTGCTTCTCTACCTTTTTTAAATTCTTCAATAAGATTTGAAAAATTAAACTTACTTACTTCTTCCATTACATTTTCCAAACCACCTTTCATTCCTGCTAATGTTCTATCAAACTTATCACCTGTTGATTGTGTAGCGTGAATTACTTTATCAGCTGCTTCAATTCCTTTTTTAACTGCGGCAATAGCCACCCCAATTTTTAAGAATGCGGAAGAAATTGATTTACCTACATTTTTTGTATTTCTATTAAAATTATTTAATTGTCTATTGGATTTGTCTATACCTGATTTAAGTTCAGCAACATCAACGCTCATCTTCATCATTAAATCCATCATTACATCCTTTGCCATATGATAAGATTGTTTTTTATTATAATATATAGATACGCTATTTTCCTTCTTTAATCTTTTTTAATAATTCTTCTTTGGAAATTTTGAATGGTTTAAACTTTTTTCTTTTTTCATCAAATTCTTTAAACTCTTCCTCTGATATTTGTTCAACATTATTTACTATTTCATTATCACCTTCTAAATAATATAATCTTTCTTCTTTAATAGTTTCTTTGTAATTAGCATTAATTAAATAAGCAAACATTCTTCTTTCAAATTTTAACTTTTCTAAATATCTTTTCTTTGTGGATTGATATAGATAATATAATTCCCTCGGTGTATAATCTAATAATTTATCAATTGATATATTTAACAATGATGCTATTATTCCAATATCTTCTACTTCATCATATTCAATATCAATATCTACTTCACTTTTTTTTTACCTTTTGTTTCCTTTTCCTTTTCCTTTAAATCTTTACCTGAAAATTCAGCTACCATTTTCACAAATTGTTCAAAATTATCTTCATAATCTAAAATAGATAAAGCATCATTTAAATCTTCCCATTTATTTTCTTCCTTTGTAAAATTACATCCTGCTTCAATTCCATATTTTAATAATATACCCATTTTTGATATTTCAGGTATCTTATCAATTTCTTCCTGTGATAAGTCTGATGATTTGAATGCGGATTGAAACATAATAAACGCATACTTTGTAACTCTTACAGGTATTTTAATATTTTCAAATTCACCTTTTTCATTTTTTTCTACATAATTTAAATAATCTATTATCATTATATTTATATTTTATTTTTTCCCAAAATAAAAGCGGGATAATATTTATATATTAAATATTATTTCCCGCTTTTTTCTAAAAATAAATTACGCTGAATAAGTTTTAGTCTCTAATGCCCCTGAACCTTCTAAACTAATATTAAAAGTCTCATCACCATCTGCACTAACACTTTCACTAAAAGATACAATTGTTGCTGAACCTTCTTCATACTTATCACCATCTACTTCTTTTTTGTAACTCACCGTTACTAAATCATCAGTATTTTTTATTTCATTGATAAGATATTCTGTATATCCATCTGTATTACCTCTTAATGATAATCCATCTACATCAATTTTCCAATCTTTTAATTTACCTGGTCTCCTTGTTCTCCAACCTGAATTTCCTAATTCTGTTGTATCAGTTGATGGTTTATCAATAGTAATTGTTGCGTTCTTCGCACCTGCTATTGTTACTCCTGAATATATAATTTTTACTTCGCTGCCATGTATTACATCTGCCATTTTATTTTATTATTATTTTTTAATTTAATTTTGATAAAAAACATCAAAATCAATATTCATTGTAAATACATCATATTCCCTTTCATATATCATAACACTTCTGATGTATTTAATATTTTGGATTTTATAGTAATCCGCATCACCATATATATAGATACGCTTAACTATATTTGTTATATCATCTATATTTGATAAATCCTTTGTTAAGATTTTAACCCTTAATCTATATTCTTCCAATGTATCTTCATCACCTAATGTTGGTATTATTCCCTCACTATCCAATTCAATTACAATTAAATCATTACTGAAATTCCAATGTGAAGGAATAACTTTATACCTTATATTATCAGAAGAAATATAATTGGTCAATCCTGTTGAACCAGTTAACATATCATATATATTATCATATAAGCTCATAATTAAACACTAATTTTTTTTAATTTTCTATTTATACTTCTTACTTTACTTCTCATTTTTCTTGCTATTATTTTATAAATTTTTTCACTTCCTTCATCAACATACTTTTCAATTACTTTTTGAACATTATCTTTATATACTCTTTCAATCCAAGGTTTTTTTGTCATCTTACCTCTGTTTGTTCCTTTTGGATATTTTCCCCTTCCTTTTATTTCTCTTTTTTCAGTTCCATATTCAATAAATCTTAAAGGGTATGCATCAGTATTAAATGATATTCCCATTGATGCACCCTTATCACCTTTTACACTTCCAATTTTAATTGATTTATTATATTTTTCATAAGGATTATTACTTTTCAATTCTTTCAATAAAGTTTCTTTTAAAACTTCTCTTAACATAGATTTTACAACTGATTTTGATTGAGCATCAGGAATTGATTTAAGTGCTGATTTAACTTCTTCCATATTTGTGATTTTAAAACTTGATTTATTCGTATTCATTATTTATATATCTTTTTGTTTTAATTATTAAACCATTCTTTCTACCCATCTCATCAATAGTTAAAATCTTATAATAATTACCATTATATTTAATTCTATAAGTATAATCTATATCCTTATCATATCTCATAATAAATGTAATTACCACTTCAACACTTTCTATTTCACCTTCATTCTCATTTAATATTTTTGATGAAACTGATGCTTTTCTTCTTTTCACAAAATCCCAACTATTACTTTCAATACCTTTTGTAATTGTTGATGTGTATTTTTCTAATTCAATTCTTTTATTTAATAATGAACTTAACATTAATATGTTTTTATGATTTTATACCAATTCAATTTTTTCTTCCAAGTTTCCATATCCTTATATGAATTGGTTATATAACTATTCCCTTCTACATCAAATAAATCACAAGTTTTAATAATAATTGCTTGTCTAATATCTTCTGGTAATTCCAAATCTAATTCATATCCTGAATAAAATGTAATTACTAATTCATCTGTATCAATAGTGTATGTATTATCAAAAGATGTTTGAAATGATATTAAGGTTTTATTTCTTCTTTCTAATTTTTGATAATCCGTTACTTCAACATATTCTCCATTCTTTAAATAAGTAATTCCTGATATTGAAGATATATTTGGTGTATTCAATACTATCACATCCGAATTAAAATTATATACTTTTAATGTATTTAATTTATAAGCAATATCAAAATTGATATAATTTTCACATTCTTTGTAAGCGGATTTTATTAATCTTGAAATTAAAATATCATCATCATTATCATCATCATCCATCCTTAAATTTCGTTTAACATCATCCAATTCAACATGATACTTTTGAACTGATTGTGTTAAATCTGTATAATACATTCTATTATATACTTCAATCATTATTTTAACTTTATTTTTATTAAAAAAAGGTGGTGGAATTACCGCCACCACCTTTAAATAATTATCAGAATTATATATTAATTATGATGTTATTGAACCATATGCAAACGCATTTGGGTTTCTTGTTTCTAAATCAGCCATTGAACTAACTGTTACCCTTGTCTGACCGCTAACATCGAGACTGAAAGGATTAACAAGAACCTCCACAGCATTTCCCCATATACCAACCCATAAGTAACTAAAATCACCAAAGATGATGTTATTAGCAACACATAAGTCTGTTCCATATGCTTTATATCCATTTACTTCACTACCATCCATAATAAAACCAAATGTTGAACCTGATTTAATTGTAGATTTTAATGAAGAAGTTAAAGTTGGAGTAGTAACATATGATTTAACATTCAACGTATCTGCATATACAGCTGCTTCTAAGTCTGTCATATTCTTCCAAGTTAAGGAAGTTGAACCACTAAAAGTAGCTGATGTATTACCAGTTATCACTTTATAACCTTCTGTCATAAGTCCCCTATCAATAGCAACTCTTAATTCATCCATAATATCCTGATGTATTTCAGGGGAAGTTTGTGCTAAATACTCATTATTAAATTCTTTAAAAGTTCCAATTCTACGACCTGTTAAAGTCTTCTTCAATGGAGAAACTGACGCTTCACTCAAATTAGTTCCTTCACCTTTAAAGGATGCTGTTAATCCTGCGTGATATGGTAAATCAAAACTACCATTAAGACCTGTAACAACCTTTACACCTAATTCTTTCATTAAAGAAGATGCACCAATTATTGATACATTTTCATCCTGAATTGTATGAGTGAAATTTGAACCTGCTGTTGCAGTTAAAGAAGTTCCAGCTGCTCTTTTTACGGGAAGGTAAATTGCGTTACCTTTTCTTGTGCTCTTCCAACCTTCAGCATACTTATCATTAAGTTCTTTTTCAACACCTGTTAATCTTTGTTCCATTCCAATTTCTCTGAACGCTTTTGAAATATCAAATCTTTTATTAAGATTATCTAATTCTTTTTGTTCGCCATCAAATTCATTTCTGGTAACAGATTGATTAAATCTTTCTTGTTCTTCATACATTTTAATATCTTCGCTCATTCTTTGAACTTTTTCATACTTTTCTTTCCACTCACTTCTCTTTTCATCAGTAAGTTCTTCACCTTTTAATTCAGTAATAGTATTCATCTGTTCATATATCTTAGCTCTTTCTTGCTTCAATTCATTTAATTTTTTCATTTAAATTATTATTATTTTTTTTATGAATATTCATTCATTAATTTTAATAATGCTGTTTTCATTCGCATTATTTCCGCTTCATCTTTATTTATAGATACGCTATCTATTTCTTTATTTTCATTTTCTTCAATATTTCTTTCTTTTTCATCTTTAACTTCTTCTGTAATGTTTAATTCTTCAATCTTTCTTTTAATTTTTTCTTTAACTTCTTCATCACCACTTTTCAACATTCTTTCTAAAACCTGATAATCCCTTGCTGTAATATCAGTTGTTGAATACGCTCCTTCTGTAACAATACTAACATCAAATAAATTATCAACCTTAACCACCTCTTTTATTACATTTCCATCTTCATCTTCACTTTTTCTAACTTCTTTTTCTGTGAACGCAAAAGAACATTCATATAAATCACCTCTTTTTGTTAATTCGTGTAAATCTCTTGCTAATGTAGTATTTGGTAATTCTGCCGTGAATTTTAATCCTTTTTCATCAATTTCTAATTTTAAGGTATTAATTCTTAATTTCCCTTCTTCAATAACAAACCTTGCTAATATATCCTTATCATTATGATTATAATTACATATTACATTCAAATCTTTTCTTTCTAATACTTCATTAAATGCATCTGGTAATATATATTCAAAGAATGTCTCATCTTCCCACCAATCATATAATTCTTTACTTCTTGTGTTAAATACACTTGCGTAACCTTCAATGAACTTTATACCATTTTCATCTTCATATGCTCTATATTCCTTTACACTTCTATATTGTATTTTATTCATTTTACTTATCATTTATTTTTATAGATGGTAATTTCTTTCTATTATAAATCTTTTTACTATCTATTCTTTTTCCCTGTATCTACCATCAAAAAAACCATCTTTTTTCTGTTCTTCTCTATTAATAGATACGCTAATATCATATATATCTTCTTTACTTATCTTTTTCTTGTTCTTTCTTTTCTTCTTCAATTTCATTTTTATTTTCGTTATCTATATTTTCATTTTTATCAATATCTTCCAATGGAAGTAAATTATTAGCCTGATATAAGTGTTTATCACCACCTTCTATTGGTGATAATCCTAAATCAGCTCTAACTTCATTTGGACTTAATACCGCATTCTGTAAGTATCTTATATTACTTTCAGTTTTTGTCTTAAAATCATATTCAATCAATGAATTAATATCAAATTCAATTGTTTTCCCTGATTTTCTGTCTTTTTCACTTAATAATTTACTTTCTAATTCTTGCCTATAATGTTTATATATACTCGCCATAGTGTTCGTAATAAAATCAATCTGTGATTGTTCCACAGAAGAATATTTTAATGTATCGCTTAATCCAACCATATGTAACGGAACCCTGAATAAACTTACTATTTGAGAGGCATTCCATTTAATAGATTGAATAAATTCAACATCAACTAAATTCAATGGTATTTGTTGGATTTTTGTGTTGGGTGGTAATGGAATTAAATCATTTGAATTACTATGAACACCTGTATATTTATCATTATAATCTTCAACAGCTTCACTTAATACATCTTCTGAATATACACCTGGTTCTGATTGTAAATACTTTGTAGTAAATGCGTTTTTTTCATAAAAATTATCAGAAGTTTTAGTTGCTTTGTGAATGACTGATAGATTTAATCTTGCTAATTCAATTGGATTTTTACCAAATATTCCATTTTCATCGGTAATAGTTCCTTTGAAGTGAAGTATATTATTTGAATTAATACTAACAAAATCTTTCTTTTCATCATCCCATACTATATAATAATATTCACCATCCTTATTACTCTTTTTACAATCTACAACTTTATCTGAATGGATTAACTTTAATTCTAATGGGTAACCTGTTTCTTTGTGTCTTTTAATAAAAGCGTAAGAATTACCTTTTGAATTTCTGTAATTTTCAAAATATGAAAATAAAACATTTGGAGTTAAATAATTATTAGGTGAAAACCTTAATAAATTATATAACGGGCTATTAATATCTTCAACCTTTTTTCCTTTTACTAATTTATATGGTGTAATTGTCGCTCTTGATAGATTATCCGATAATACCTTAATACAAGTATTAACAATGGTAATTTTTGATGCATCAGAATTATCAAATATATTTCTTGTGGTATTATATGCACCACCTAAATGAAATTTATCATTATCATCAAATGATAATTTATATTGAGTGTTTAAAAATCTTTGTAATTCTTCTTTGGATTTTGGCTTCCCTAAAATTATATCCCTGTTGAATATTTTATATTTTTTCATATATTATTGTTTATTTTATTAATATATAGATACGCTGTTTTATTTCTTATCTATATTTTTCTTCATTCTTTCTTTATACGCTAACATCTGCATTCTTTCTATATCAGTATTTACTTCCAGATACATCTTTATCGCCATACACATACTAACAATTCCATCAATACTATCCTTCTTTTTATTCTTATCTAACTTATAATCATCTTCCCATATACTAATAACAACATTATTGAACATCCACTTTGTAACAGGATTATCTTCTATTACAATTCGATTTTCATAAAATAATTGTTCTAAAAACTTAATTGAACTATTTAAATATATACCCTGATTAATTCTTTTTATATTTTTTATCCCAGCTCGTAACAATTCACTAATCATAATTGGTGCATTATACATATCAGTTCCCATTAATCGGATTTTATATTGTTTAAATTGTTCAACTAATGTATTATAAACTGATTGAAAATCTATTGTTGGTAAATCTGTTGGTATTAAATATCCTTTATCAACCCACTTTGTTAAATCAATTCCATTCTTTCTTACTCTATTATCATTATTTGTTAACCAATATATATTCTTAAAATAGAACTTATTTTCTTTTACATTGTGGAATAATAAGGAAAATGAACATATATCTTTATTGTTTGCTAAATCCAAACCCGCATAACACTGCATTCCTTTAAACTTTTCCCAATCAATATCTCCTAATCCTTCTTTTACCTTATCTTCTGGAATGAATGTTGAATAATTATCAGTAAATACATTCAATCTTTTTACCAAAAAATCAATTTTATCTTTTGGTTTTAATAATGATTTTTGAAATTTATCTCTTAATTCTTCAATTCTTAATACACCATCTAATAAAGAAGGATTTGATTTATACCAATTGTTTTCATCTTTAACATCATCATCTTCATCCAATGTAAATAATAATGGAAAATAACTATCAACATCTTTTTCACCATATAATACTTTCTTTGCGTATGCTATTTCATCGGTAATATATCCATCTTTAACATATCCCGCTGTTGTAATTTGTGATATAAGGTAATTAATTCTTTTTCCTGTCGCTGAATTAAGAACTTGATATAAGGTATTATCAGGATATGTATGAATTTCATCCAATACACATAAATAAGGTTTAAATCCATCCAATCTCAAACTATCACTTCCCATTGGTTTGATTTTACACCTTGTTTTATTTTTATTATCTAATAATCTTCTATATCTTATTTCTTTTGAATTAAAATCAAATAAATGTTTAATATTTCTTTCTTTTCTCTTTTTACCTTGTAATTTTTTTCTTAAAAAGGGTGAATTTTCTAAAATTGGAATTAAAGCATTTTCAAATATTGATTTAATTGATTGATTTAACTTATTTGCGAATAATAAAACATCAGGTTGTAATTCATCATCATACATTGTCATATAATATGCTACTACCGCCATCCAAAAGGTTTTCCCATTCCCTCTACCAATAAATGTTAATGTTTCTTTTATTACCCTTTCATAATCATCTTTGTATAATCCAAATACATTTACTACCCAATACGCTTGCCATTTTGTAATTCTAAATTGTTCTATGGTAGAACGCATTGTAATAGCATATACTTCACTCGCATACTTAAAGAAGTGTTCAACTTTTTCAGTATTAAAAATGTATTTCTTTCTTTTCTCTTTAAATTGTTTAATGGATTGTTTTATATCCTTATTATATTTTTCGGATTTAGTTCTACTTTCCCTAATAAACAAATACGCTTGTTCCCAACCAAATTTTACATATTCTTCCCTATTCAATTGTTCATTCTTGATTTTTTATAATTCTTATTAGAATTATTATGTTCTAAATGATGAAATATTATATCTTTTGGTAATACATCTTTACAAAAATAACTATTATTAAAAGATGCTGTATTTCCATCAAATGATACCTTCTTATCCACTATTAATAATTGTAAATCTTTATCTAAAAAAAACTCCCCTATTTCTTGATAATTCAAAATTGGTAGTCCTAATACCATAGCAAAAGGTTTATTTAATTTATATAATCTATCTAAAACTTTTAATTTTTTTGTAAATGGTGGATTACTAATTATATAATCACAATCAATATCCAGTTCAAAAAAATCTTCACCATACCATATATGTGTATATATAACATTATGCCCCGCTTCTTTTAATAGAATTACAAATTCACTATCTTCTGTATCAAACGGACACCAAATAGTTGAATTAGGTTTAATATATTCTAATATTGGTTTTACTAATATTGATGGTGTATAATATTCATCTTTTTTATTAAATGCGTTATATCTTAACCAATTATTTTGATGTTGGTATTTCAATTTTCATAATATTATTTTTTATAATTCATCATTATCTTCAAAATCTATATCTTCAATCTTTAATAATATATTTTTTCTATCTTTCACTGAAATTCCTAATTCTTTAAAAAACTTTAATACATTACTCACCGAATTATTGTAAATAGATAATGATTGATTTGTCTGATACATTGGCTTCTTTCCCTTATCCCTAATCACATTTTCTTTAATACCATTTTCAATCACATCCAATTTAGCATTATACATAGTGTATAGATTAAATATCAATTCATCTACCAACAATTCATCTAATGGTGTAATTTCATTTACTTGTTCTTGAATTGAACTAATAATTGTATCTTTTATATCAATAAACTTTTTCGGTAAATTGATTTGTTTTAATCTTGCCATAATTTTTTCTAAAATTTTGAGCTTCCTTTGAAAACACCATCAGAAGGTAAACCAATATGTTCTTTTATATATTCCATTTCATTATTACATTTATCACAAAAAGCATTACTAACTAATCTACCTTCCTTTATTATATATTTTACTTTTGGTATATCTTTTTCAAATCCACATTTACATTTAAATTTCATTTGTTAAATATTTTATTTTATTTTTTTATTACAAAATCAATATTTAATAATTCATTCAATTCATTTGAATATCTTTCACTTTTAAGTTTGTTAAATGGTCTATTAATTCTTAATTCTTTAATTTGTAATAATGTTTTCTTTTTCATTTTATCTTTTAATAATTTTTTTCTTTTGTGCTATTCTTTCCTTATCCTGTTTAACTTGTTTTCTTTTCTTTAAAAAAATATCATAATAATCTTTTATATTTAATTCTTTCTTTTCCATAATTTAATTATTCTTTTTTACTTATATATAGATATTTTTTTCTCACTTTTTTCCAAAAAAAAATCCCTCCTGAATTAACAGAAGGGATAAATAAAACTAAATTATCAAAAAAACTAACTAAAAAATATCATCAATCAATTGAAATGCTTCAATGAATGTTTCTTTACTATTGAATTTTCTCCCATCATAATTTCCTTCAAAATCCATATAACCTTCACTGAATTGTATTCTAATTTTACTTACTTTTTCATTTCTGAATAAATCTAAATAATCATTTATATTATCTATAAAATAAATTCGCTCACCACATTCAATTTCATTTTGATTATTCAATTCTATGATACTATCATTTTCAAACTTAATATAAACTTTACTATCATCATTAAAGCATACAGTCTTATTTGTTTGATTATGGTATTTAACATATAATAGATGATTAACACTATTTCCATCATCAACAACCTTAATCTTTGTATATGCACCATAACTCCCAGTTAGTTTAGCAATTCCATAATATACTTGATAATTAGTTTCAATCACTGTTTTTTTAATAAATTCATCATATTCATTTCTTTCAATTTCTCTTACTTGGGAAAAAGAATTAAATGATAATAAAATAATTCCTAATAGTAATAATAATTTTTTCATAATTTTTAGTTTTTAAGTTTATAATAATTTATTTATCTCTTAATCCACTCAAATCTATAATTTTCATTTCCCATCACCCAATCTAATATAATAATATCTGATAACATCGGAACTATCATATCTATCATATCATCAACGTGAATTTCATTATTTAATTTAATATTCACACTCTTATTTAATTTAACTAATTCTTTAATATCTTTTCTATAATCAATTTCTTTGATAAGATTTATACATTCTTTAGTTGTTTCATTTACTTGTTCATTAGTATTAGTTTCAATTCCAGTTTTAAGGTTATTTATTAATCCTTCTATAAGATACATATAATTATCTATATCAAAGACTATATCCAAAGTATCATAGGAACCATAATAACCATACTTATCATTTAATGTAATATTTAAAGATAAGTTATATCCATCATTATAATTATTTATCTTTATCATACGTGGTATATCCTTCATACCTTCAATAACATTTGATAATAAACGCTTCTGCTTTAAATTTTTAATTTTGTCTTTCATTTTTTAGTTTTTGAGTTTAATTTATATTATTTTTTTAGTTTGTTTATTATTATATATTAAAATTTAAAACTAAGTTTTTGATTTTTTTAGGACTTTTTCAAATTATTTTTCAATGAAAAACCCTTATTCAATTATAATAAGGGTTTCAGGTATGAGTTTAGAATGATTTTAAATTACTTTTTCTTCAAATTTTTTCTCAATATTTAATATCCAATACTGATTTTCTCTATTTTCCTCAATACTAACACAATTATCAACATCAAATCCATCCAATACTTTAATACTATTCTTTTCATCTTCATCAGTTCCATCATATACTTTCCACCAGATATAATTACATCTATTCCCAATAATATAATTAATATATGTATCAAATATGGTGGTTAAATGAACATTAAAGAAATATTCACCTTTATGTTTGCTATATTCATCTATATTATCAATATCTGGTTTATTAATTCTATTGATGGTAATATCTTTAATATACTTTTGGCTAAATACCTTAAAAGAACTAATATCAATTATACTTTCCTTTTTGTTCTCACCTTCTAAAAGATTTAATTGTCTTTTTATTTTAATTTTTCTCACATTAAGTTTTGCTAATTCAGTATTTAAATCTGATGTTTCTTTTTTAATTTTATTCAATTTAAAATTTCTTTCTTGCTTTGTAATTTCCAAATCATCATAATCATCATTCACCTGTTTAATCTTTCTATCCACCTTATCCAACTTCTGTTGAAGTAATGGTAATTCAATATCATTAATATGTCTATATTCTTTTACTAATGATTTTTTTATTTCACCTGAATTAGATAAATCCAACTGACCTATAATTACATCAAAAAAAGTGTATATAGAATTATTCAGTTTATTATAATTAAATGTTGTAAATTCTGAACACTTCCCTTTACTACGCATCTTTGAAGAACATTCATATATTATATTATCCCTATCCTTATTTACATATATAGGACTACCGCACTCACAATGAAATTTACTAACCAATGGATTTATATATTTCCTCTTTCTTTGAATTGTATTAACTTTGTTTAATCTTATCTGCTGCACCCTATTAAATATATCTTCATCAATAATAGCATCAACTTTGAATGGATTATCAATTCCAACAATCCATCTTTCACCAATATATTGTTTATTCTTAATTATATTATGGATTGTTCTTGCTGACCATCTACCATTTAAAGGTGAAGGAATATTTTTCATATTTAAAATATTTGAAATAGTATTAGCACCATTTCCATCTAAATATAAATCATAGATATACTTTACATTCTTTGATTGTTCTTCATCAATAATTACATTCTTATCTTCATCTGTTGTATATCCATATAATTGTAATCCACCTAATGATTTTCCTTTTTGTAATGTTCTTGGTATGGATGTATTCACCCTATCAACTATTCTATTCCTTTCACTTTCCGCTAACTGACTGAATATAGTAATAACCATATCAGCACTTTCATTTATTTTTCCATTTTTATCTAACAATGATGTTTCTGGACTGACAAAATGAACATTAATTTTATTTTCAATAAAAAAATCTAATGCATCAAATATTACTTTCTTCTTTCTTCCTAATCTACTAACTTCATCAAAAACAATATTAAGTTCAGATTTATTTTTATATTCATTGATAAAATCTAACATCTGACTATATCCAATTCTTTTTTGAACAGGAACGGTGCCACTTACATCATCACCAAATTCAGCGATAATTTTAAAATGTTTATTTTTACAAAAATTTACAATTGGTGTTTGTTGCCGTTCAATGTCTTGTTTTGTTAGATTAGTGCTAATCCTTTTGTAGATAATGGCTTTCATAATT